CGGCCCATTCAGCAGCCATCTGTTCACAGATACGTTTTCCTCTCTTGGTTGGATCGTCGCAGGTGAAAGACTTTCGAATTTTTCTTTTTCCAATAGTTCCGTCTGGTTTGGTGTACTCTTCGGTATGAGAGAGCACCTGACATCTCCATGATCCTGATGGTAATTTCTTTGCAGTTGCCATAATATCATCTTCCTTTCTTAAAATTGGGTACAAAAATAACAGACACACAAATGTTCTGGTTGTATGTCTGCTCCGAAGATGATACAATATGTTTGCGTTTGAAGCATCTCTTCGGAGATTCTTGAGCCGTCCTTGTGCTGGTAACACAGGGGCGGTTTTTTTATTTACGAAATCCTCTCAAAATGTTATTATTAGAATAGCTTATAAGAAAGAGAGAAGATATAAGTATGACTAATGAAATGTTGACAAAATTAATTCTTGCACACAACGAATCCGACTTAACAAAAGTCGATTCAAATTTATACGCAACCAAGGATTTTATTGTCAGTGGTGGCGTTCTTGATTTGAGTAAAATTAAAAGTAAATCTCTTGAAAATAATGTTGATAATTGACTGTTGGAGAAATATCCGCAGCTTTATCTATCGTGAGTTGCATTGCATATTTTATGTCAGTTTGATGCTGCAATATGTGTGTCTTAAATAATTCTGCTCCGTTGAGAAATTCGTCCGGACATAAAGCATAGTATATAACCTGTCCAGGGATCGTTGCATATTTCAATCCGTATTCTCCGTCACTTGTAATGCATGCGGAACAGGGCTTGCCATTATCTCCTTTTCCACATACTAAAAATGCACATTTTTCAAGGTTTGGTAATGACGCAATACAGTTTTGTATAACTGCGCCAACATCATTGACGGATATAATATCAATAATCGGCTTATTTTCTGGTGAGGGGTTAATAAATCTATCTGCAATTCTCAAACAAGATGATAAGTGGCCGGCAAATCCTAAAAGTACATTCTGATTTATTCGAAATACTTTTATTTCATTGCAAAACACGGCATCTCTGTTTTCATTGCTTACCAATCCGTCACTAGCAACTATAGCTTTTTCTGTGTCAACATATGATAACACAATACTCATGTGAACCTCCTTTTATTTATGCAAATGGTAAACAACCATGTTTTATTATTCAGCAGCAACAAATTTCATCACTGCAAATGGTTCGAAATATATCACATAATTATCAACAGCTGTGTATTGACCATATTTTGCATGATAGCAATCTATAGCATCTTTCAGATATTCTTCTGTAGCATCCAGAAAGTCTGCCATCTCATATAAATTTCTACATCCGGCTTCATAAGCTCTGATCAGACCTGTCAATCCGATTTTCAGGTTATAGCCATATAATCTGGCGCGGTATTCCTGTTTCTGGTTCATAACATCTGTCTGATCCAGAATATCCCCGGCGGTGGTACAGTGATGTCCGATTTCTTCCGCAAGGACACAAGATTTCTCAGTTTGCGTAGGAAGTGTTCGGTTGATCGCAATCCGATTTTTATATATTCGCCCACCGTAGCCGGGAATATCTTTTTCTTTGACAATTAAGTTTTCTGAATCGGCTAAAATTAATAGCTCTTCATAAGTCATTAATATCAGTCCTTAACAATAAAAGCGTATTTTCTTAAAGTAACTTACCCAGCGTTGTTTGATCTCTTCGCTTCGGGCTTCGATGATCTCCATAATGTCGCGCAAAGTACGAGAGGGAATGTGAGAGTTATTATTGCATAAAAGGCACTTACCTGATTGTGTAATCCATATTTTAGTGGAATTTTCTCTCGGAACGCCCTTGCTGACATGGACATGTATAGGTTCAAGTGGGTCGTTTTCATTCGACCAGAAATATATGAGGTAGCTTCCGATTTTAAAGATTTGCGGCATCGTCAAATCCTCCCTCTCTTGCAAGCCGGATGATAATGTGTGCTACAGTCTTCAAATATTCTGTGAAATACTGAATCTCCTGTTCTGAAAAGCCATCGATATTTTTCCAGTCATAGGAAGGAAGATAGCATTCAGCAGAGTGAAAGCCGCCATAAACAGGCTTTTCGAAATAAACCTTAACGGTTTCCTGACCATTATCATCATAAGCCTCAGAATGAACTACTTCTGTGTGGTCATTAAGTGTCATAAATGGGTACATCATAAAGCATACTCCTTTCTATATCCATTCACTATCATTTTTCATAACATCATCAGCGTGTTTTATTTCTTCCCCAGTTGGGTTCATGCCATGTGCGGCATTTGGCTCCAATAATTCTTCCTCCATCTGCTGAGCGGAGAGAAGGCTCTTTGAATAGGTGAGGACTTTTTTCTGGTTATTAGGAATTAACTGTTCATATATATTAACTAATTCTTCTGACGAGTCAACTTTTTTGGGTGAAGAAGTGGTACTTGATTCCCAACCCATTAAATAAGCAGGTGATACACCGAGAGCAGCAGATAACTTTGCAATTTTATCTCGACGCATGTTTGCGATAATACCGTTTTCCCATTTCCTTACAGTACTTTTACCAACGCCAACCTTGTTTCCTAATTCTTCTAAAGTCATATGATTTTCAGAACGTAATCGTTTAATTCTGTCTCCCATTTCTTCCATTTCTTTATATCACCTCCGATAATGGGATTATATCACTAATGTGTCTTTTACGCAACATATAAATATAAAATAAAACAAAAAGTGTCTTTAAATACACAAAAAGTATTGACAAGAATAGCAGACTGTGATAAGTTGTTAGTGTCCTAAAAGACACTGAAAGGAGGGAAGGAAATTGGATAAATACAAACTTGAATATGAAATGAAGAGAAGAAAAGTGTCTCAGGAACAATTGTGTAAAGAGATTGGTATGAGTAGATCCGCGTTTTATAGAAAATGCAATGAGATATCTGAATTTACACAGGGTGAAATTCAAGCTATAGTTGACTATCTGGGTCTTGACTCTCCGATGGGAATTTTTTTTAAAGAAAAAGTGTCTTAAAAGACACAAAGCGATTTAATACCAGAAAGGAGTGAATGAAATGTCAATGCTTGTAGTCTCCGTAATTGCATCAGCGATTACAGCCAAAATAGTAGCAACCTACTATTTCAAGAAAGTAGATGGCTACGTGAAAGAAATGTGTGAAATGACAGAAAAAAATAATAATTTGATAAAAGCTATTTTACACAAATTTCATGGAAGCTCTTGACCAGAGGGGGGTGAGACGATATGAACTGTCCTACAGGAAAACCAGGAACTCCTGCATATGCAATGTCTGCGGAAGAGAGTCTGTCAAATATGGCAAGACTTAGTTTGTGCGGAAAACTGAATCTTGCCATTGAGAAGTGTAATCTATATCCTTTTCTTATTCCGTACTACGGATCAAAAGAATTTATGACGGAAACGGCATTGATGCACCAAATAATTCAGCCATTTTCTGCAAGCCAGTATGTGCCTCTATGGGAGAGAGTTCTATCCATTTTACTAAAGAATCAGAAAATGAAAGACCAGAAGGAATTTTAGAGAGAAATGGGATTGCACGCCATGTCTTAGGATATTTCTTAAAAATAGGTAAGAGTTTGACGGCAATATAAGCATTTTTCTTTCGAAGATCATAATTATTCATTAATGAATTCAGTTCACTGGCGTTTGGGTCAGAAATTAATAGTGATAAGTCAAAAGGTTCCACTTTTTCCTGATCTGCAATGACATAACTTTCGAAGTAGGGAGCGTAATTTTGCTTGGTAGTTTCAATATTATTTGAGCGACCAAGACGAAGCCAGTATTTGGTGATTTTTGGCAAAAAGAAATATGAAGAAAGTTCACAAATAGATTCTTCAAGCCAGCAAAGTTCGGAGACTACTTCACCAGAAATCATAAGATGACATATTTCATGAGCTAATTGGTAAGTGGCTTGATTCCACTTGTTTTTATCACAACTTAAAATAATTAAATTGGATTCTCTATAACAAACAGGATGAGTATGGTGAAGTGAAAAAGCGATAAGTGCATTTGGATAAGCTTGTATAGGCAAAGACAGATTCATGACATAAAGAAGCGAATCTAATGCAAAGAGGGCAGATTCTGTAATGGTTTTGGAACTAGAATTATCCCCGAAGTCAACAGAAAATTGTGGGAATGATTTTAAATTTGTTAATTTTCCCATAGATACCTCCTAGAGTAAATATTCAGGCATGCCAGTGCCTGTGATTAAAAGATAGGAGATAAGCAAGAAAAAGTCAATGGTTTAAGACCAGAAAGGAGTGAGATGAAATGATGAGTGAAAAAACAATGGTACCTAAGTTAATGATTGCAGCAGTTGGACGTTCAACTTATGTATTTCTGGAAGGGAAATGTATTAGCGAAGGAGTTGAAGATCTGAAATATTCAGCGAGGGACGAAAAAGGAAACCTTTGTCCAACCTTAGATCTGAAGATTGATGTTAAAAATTTTTCTTTTGAATCAGGAATGAGTATTGAAGAATTTATGAAAAAAAGTACAGAATTTCAGGAAATGTTCCAGCAGTCCGATCAGGAAAAGAAGGAACTGCTGGAACCAAGGGAAGAGGTTTAATCTTCTTCTTTCAGGACATCAAGGTTAATGGTTATAGTGCCGAGGATATTCTGAAAATCATCTTTCCAGGACACATATCCTTTAGCCATCAATTCTTCGAGCGCAGCTGAGTGATTAGGAACGCTCATGTATTCAATAAAATCGAAAGAATTGTTGCCGGTTGTTTTATACAATTCGGCAAGATGTTTCATGAAAGCCATAGCATCTGGACTTAACATACGTATTCTCCTTTCATATGTACTTGGGTATGCCAGTACCCTGTATTTATAGGATAGAAGCAATGAAGAGGAGAGTCAATAAAACTCATTCGACAATCTAATTAAAACTTTATAAACAAAACGAAAGGAGTGAGAGAAATGGCAATACGTTACACCACGGAAGCCAAGAAATATATTCTGCTCAAAGGAAATATCGCAAAGCGGATGGAAGCCGAGCGCGTTTCCGATGAGCAGATGGCGGCCGCAACAGGTATGAAAGTCAGAACATACAAAGAAAAGAAAAATTATCCTGAGAAATTCACATATCCGGAACTCCGAAAGGTATTCATCAGATTGAAGTTTCCAGAGGATGAGATTTTGGAGGCATTGACATGAAGAACTTTATTGATTCCGCTCTGATCGGAAGTTTAGCTACATACTTGCCGTTCTGGATCATCGACAGCACCGTTCAGAGAATCGTTTTGGCAATAGGATTATCCATTATGGTTTATGCCGGCAAGCTGTGGCTGATGGAACAGGCAGAAAAGTAATAATAGAAAAGGATCCTCAGAGCAGCAACTCATAAGGATCCAAAAAGTAATAGTTTATCACCCTCTTATTGTATGAGGGTGGAAAGAAAAAGTCAATAAAGATAAGGAGAAAATTATGTTCGAGAAAGAAATCGAAGAACTGTTCAAGCTGAGCATGCGAGTTGCAAATGAGACCCCTGCTTTTGTTGAGTTCGATGTACTGTCTCATGTTCACATTTGTCATATCAATATCATGGATGCAGGATGGGATTGTAAAGCAGAATATGATGGAAATTATTGCATTTACTTTGATGGCAAATGTCCAGAAGATTCTAAGAAAGACTATGAAGTTGCAAAAGCACATTTGCTGAGACTTCTTGCTAATGGCAAGTGCCCACTAAATCTTGAGGAGGAATGAATAAATGAAATTAAACAAACTGGTGTCTACATTAAATATGGAACATAGCACATGGTTGAAATACCGACGTAAGGGAGTCGGTGGCTCCGATGCAGGAAGCATTTGTGGGCTGAATCCTTATTCCACAGCTATCGCAGTATTCCAGGATAAAGTGCAGCAGTTGCCTGAGAAAGAGGATAACGAATCCATGAGACAGGGGCGCGATCTGGAAGAATATGTAGCCCGCCGTTTTATGGAAGAGACAGGAAAAAAGGTCCGTAGGGCAAATGCAATCTTTTACAAAGAAGAACAGCCATTTATGCTTGCAAATGTTGACCGTTTGATTGTTGGTGAGAATGCCGGACTGGAATGCAAGACGGCTTCTGCATATTCTGCAGATAAATGGAAAGACGGACACATTCCAGAATCTTACGAGATCCAGTGCCATCATTATATGGCTGTGACCGGGGCAGATGCCTGGTATATCGCTTGTGTGATTCTTGGAAAAGAATTTATCTGGCACAAGATCGAGCGTGATGAGGGGATCATTCGGATGCTGATCAGTATAGAATCTGATTTCTGGAACAACAATGTGCTTGCAAATAAGATGCCAGCACCGGATGGGAGTAAAGCTGCTGAAGAATTGCTTTCGAAATATTACAAAGGTTCTGATCCGGACAAGATGATCCCATTGGTTGGATTTGACGAGAAATTAAAGAGAAGAGTAGAAATTATTGCTCTTCAGGAGAAACTGGAAAAAGAGAAGAAGCAGATTGAGCAGGAAGTCAAGGTTTATATGGAAGATGCTGAGAAAGCAGATTCTGACAGTTATTCGGTTACATGGAAGTCGGTGACTTCGAGCCGTGTAAATACAAAGAAACTGCAGTCAGTCTATCCAGAAGTTTACAAAGAGTGTCTGACAGCTTCTCAGAGCAGAAGATTTACAGTAAAAGAAATTGCATAGGAGGATGAATAAAATGGGAGTAAAAGATGCATTAGCAGAGAAAGCAGAGAGCAAGGGTTCTATAAAGTTAACAAAATCTATGAGTATCGCAGACATGATTAAGGCCATGGAGCCTGAGATTAAGAAGGCATTACCGCAGGTGATCACACCGGAACGTTTTAGCAGAATGGCATTGTCAGCACTGAATACCACACCGAAACTTGCTGAGTGTAGTCAGATGTCGTTCCTCGGAGCATTGATGAATGCGGCGCAGCTTGGTTTGGAGCCGAATACCCCTCTGGGACAGGCATATCTGATCCCTTATCGAAACAAAGGAAAACTGGAATGCCAGTTCCAGATCGGTTATAAAGGTCTGATTGATATGGTCTATCGAAATGACAATATCCAGACAGTGCAGGCGCAGTGTGTGTACGAGAATGATGTATTTGAGTATGAACTGGGGTTAGAACCGAAATTGGTACATAAACCGGCATTAAAGGACCGAGGCGAACTTATTCTTGTGTATGCACTCTGGAAAGCAAGGAACGGTGGATATGGCTTTGAGGTGATGAGCAAAGAAGACATTGACAATCATGCCAGAAAATTCAGCCAGAGCTTTTCTAGTAGCTACAGCCCGTGGAAAACAAATTATGAGGAGATGGCAAAGAAGACCGTCATCAAGAAATGCCTCAAGTATGCTCCGGTCAAATCCGATTTTGTTATGCAGGTATCCAATGATGAGACTGTTAAATCAGAACTCAGTGTAGATATGTCTGAAGTTGTTAATGAACAGGAAACTGTTATTGACGCAGACTATAACGAAGTTACTTCGGATCCAGAGGCATCTGGAGCAGAAGCATAAAACAGTAATGATGCTTTAAAATCCATCAGAAGCATTAGTTATATCACACAATCTTTCTCTCAGGGAGTAACCTGTTATAGCTTCCTGAGAGGGAAAGGAGACACGTGAATAGCAGAAGTAAAGGGGCTGCCGGAGAAAGGGAAGTAGCCGGTATCCTTCGCGGGTATGGTTACAAGGCAAGAAGAGGGCAGCAGTATTGTGGATCCAACGGAGATGCGGATGTAGTTGGTCTTCCTGGAATTCACATTGAAGTGAAGAGAAGAGAAAAACTAAATATATATGAGGCTGTAGATCAGTCGAAGAGGGATCGGAAACCGGATGAACTTCCGGCGGTGTTCCACAGGAAAAACCATTCATCAAGTGGCTGGTTACGATGCCACTTGATGAATGGATGAAGATATACGGGGAATGGGAGGCTGGTTATGGATTACGTGAAGATCAGCAGGAAAATCCTTGATTGGGAATGGTACACGGACATCAATACGAAGGTGCTGTTCCTGCATATCCTGTTAAAGGCAAACTGGAAGCCGGGACGCTTCCAGGGAACAGAAGTGCCGAGAGGCTCTCTGGTTACTTCGCAGCAGAATATGGCAGCAGAAACAGGCCTCACAATAAAGAATGTGAGAACTGCACTAAAGCATCTGGAAAATACCGGAGAGGTGGCAGTCAGCCGACACCCTAAATTCAGCGTAATTACAGTAAAAAACTACAATCAGTATCAGTCAGGTGGCAGTCAAGTGGCAGTCGAGGGGCAGTCAGAGGGCAGTCAAGTGGCAACAATAGAAGAAGGGAAGAAGGAAAGAAAGGAAGAATATAATAAATCTCCTAAAGGAGATTATGAGAGTGGAACTCCTGAAAACAGCATCTATGCCACGATTCGTGAATTATACAATTCCGTTTGTGGGTCGTATCCCCGCCTGGTAAAGATGTCTGAAGCAAGGAAGAAAGCTATTAATGCCAGAATAAGAGCAGGCTACACTCGTGAGGACTTCCGGATTTTGTTTGAAAAAGCAGAGGCTTCTGACTTCCTAAAAGGCGCAAACAAGCGCAATTGGCGGGCAACATTCGACTGGCTGATCAGCGATACCAACATGGCTAAGGTCCTTGACGGAAACTATGATGCGAGAAAAGAGGCGGTAAAAGATGAATCAGAACCAACCAACTCAGTCAGATTATGGTGAGTGTCCTGTGTGCCATGGGACTGGATGGGAGACATATTATGCCACGGTCTATGATTACGGCCTTCCACAAGAAATTCAATATGCTCGCAGATGTCCAAAGTGCAAAGGTGGTTATAGAGCACAGGACCGTACCGGAGTACCAAAAGAGTACCATGAGGCAGATTTGGGAAAGTTTGATTTTGACATATACCAGAGAGATATGGGCAAACTGAGGGATTTGTGTACCAATTTCCTAAATCATTTCCAGAAATGGGAAATGGCGGGGAAAGGACTATTCCTCTGGAGCAAGACTCCTGGAAGCGGCAAGACTTTCCTGGCCTGCTGCCTGGCAAAGTCCGTGATGATGAAATACGACCTGCAGATGCGCTTTGTGACGGCACCGGACTACATAAGTGCTGTTGGTGACAGCTACAAATGCGATCGCGGAGAAGAGGATCCCAGTCAAGTATATCGGGATTGCAAACTTCTTGTTCTGGATGACATTGGAGCACAGGCAGATAAGGAATGGCAGCGACAGGAAATGTTCCGGCTAATCAATAAGCGCATGGAGGATGGAAACATTACAATTTACACCTCTAACATGAACACCGACAACCTGAATGTGGACACCAGGACCAGAGACCGGATCGTCAAGACTTGTGTAGAGTTACAGATGCCGGAGGAAGGTATTCGAAAGAAAAAAGCAGCAGGAGAACAGAGACAGTTCCTTGCGAGCGTAATGGGATAGAGGAGAGAAGATGGCTAAGCAGATACTTACAAGAATCAAAGATGAGTTAAAGGCAATGCAGCAGTCCAGAGATCAGGAATACATCCAAACTGAGATTAAATGGAATAACAAGAGGTCATTCAGTGTGGAGTGTTTCCGAAAAGGTGATTCTGACGAGATAAGGGATGCAGACGGAAACATTATCTATGATGACCTGGATTCTGCATGCGAAGCAACACAGTTCGAGGTCTATTACCTCGTAAAAGGTATAGATACAGATTGCTGCACACTTACCGCAGAACTTACCGATAAGGACATGCACGATCTGAAAGAATTTGTGAATATGTACCGATAGGGAGAACATCATGAACAAAATGCGTGAATACGAGCGAGGTCGTGAAGATGGTCTTGACCTTGCTCTCAGGATAGTGAAGCAGGGGGGGATTGAAGCACTGGAGAAGGAGATAAAGTTCCGGAATATTACTGGTGTACACACATCCCTTGCAACAAAGGATTTGGACAAGGCGTCCCAGAAGATCAAGGAGATGACCTTGGACACATTTACAATCCTTGGAATTGCAGTGCTGCATGATTGCTTTGGCTTCGGTCAGATACGCTGTCAGAGATTTATGGATGGCATGGACAAGGGAGCTGAGTACCTTGCAGAAGATCTGGCAACATGGCCGGACTATATCAACAGTATCAAGGAGCAGATCGGAATTGATCTGGAGATTAGATGGAATAATTAAGAGAAAGGAGCCAGCCTCCGGCCGGGGCAAAGGTATACCGGGCTTCTTGGAGAGATGAAGAAAGAATTAACCACAGAAGAGTGGAAACAGAAAAAGAAAGAACAGAGGGCAAGATTTACAGTATTGCAGAATCTGCCGTATGAGATAAAGATAAAACGACAACGGCAAAGAGCACAGCAATTTTACGAGGAACTTCTGAGCCGAGATATGAACTGTCATGTTAGTGTTGGCGGTTTAGACAGCATTACCCTGTATATTTGGCTTTTGAGCATAGGAATCGAGGCTCCAGCTATATCGGTAACGCATGTAGAAGATGTCAGTATTCAAAGAGTACATAAAGCTCTGGGAATTGAGATTGTTCGATCATACAAAAGCAAAGTTCAAGTTTTGAATGAAGTAGGATTTCCGGTTATAAGCAAGAAAATAGCCGGCAGAATCAACCTTCTTCAGAACCCTACACCGGATAATAAAACAGTTCGACATGCAATCATTACAGGAGAGTGCGGAGCACAGGGGCATTTTGCTAAGAACAGCAGAATGCAGCTTCCTAAGAAATGGCTTAATAAATTTGGCGGTTATGAGAATGAGAACGAGGGTACGCATTATGGAAAGCCTGAACAGGAGATTAAAGTATCAAAGGAATGTTGCTATTGGCTAAAGGAAAAACCTTGTGATGACTGGGCGAAGCAACACAACAGTGCACCGTATTTGGGGATGATGGCAAGTGAGGGTGGTCAGAGAGAAGAAGCATTGATTGAGCATGGCTGCAATTACTATGGCAAGACCGTGATCCGATCAGCACCGTTCGCAATCTTCATGCGGCAGGATATATTGACATTGGCGTTGGAGATGGATCAATGGTATCACGAACATTTGGATTTTTTTGAAAAGAAATTCCATGAACAGCCTTATGGAAGAAATAAAGATGGCAGCCTTAAGGAATATGTACCAGTAGATTCAATCATTCCGGTAATTTATGGAAAAATTCAGGAGAATGATCTGGGAATCCTAAGGACAACAGGAGCACAGCGAACAGGCTGCGAGATGTGTGGTTTCGGAATCCACTTGGAGAAACGTCCGCATCGGTTTGACAGGTTGAGGGAAAGAAATCCAAAAGCCTGGGAGTTTTGGATGTACCGCTGTTGCACAGATCCTAAGACCGGAGAGAAATATGGATGGGGCAGAGTCCTGGATTATATTGGCGTTGAGTGGAAAGACATTCCGCCGGTGCAGATGACAATCTTCGACTATCCGGAACTGCTGCCAGAGGAGAAATAGTCATGGATAAAATGCAATTAGACAGGGAACTCCTTGAAAAGTATGTATCCGATGGGATGACGCAGACGGAAATTGCAAACCGGTTATATGTAAGTCAGCAGACCGTAAGCAGACACTTGAAACTGTATGGAATACAAGTCAGACCCGGAAAAAGGAGTGCCTGCAATATAGAACTGCTAAAGAAATACATACTTACAGGAATGATCGACGAAGATATAGCAAGAAGATTCGGTGTGAGTACGTCAACTGTAGGGAACTGGATCCGGAAGTATGATCTGAGAAACATAAAGAAAACAGCACCGAAAAAGCACTGTGGGACCTGCAAGTACAGAGATCTTCGCAAGAGTGTCGGGGGATGTGATTATCTTTCACAGGTGGGGTATAGCAGAGGATGTCCGGTACTGGGTTGTACCGTTTATGAAAAAGGAGAACCAATAGATAAGAGAAAGAAACGGGGAAAGAAGAAATGATTAATTTCACATTAGGCTTTTTGATCGGTGTCATAACCGGAGCTGCCGGGGGTGTGTGTTTTACCTGAAGGACGGGAAAGTTAAACAGATCACATATGGAACCGGACAGGAAGCAGAAGAGACATTTAAGGAGATGATGAAAAGATGACATATAGGAATCATGAGGGTTATCCGGATCCGACTTCCGGACGGGCTATAAATGGAGTGCGATGGGAAGAATTGCAGCAGTTGAGAGAAAAAGAACATAACCTGAAGCGTGGGCAGCAGGTTATATTGTATGTAAAAAGTCAATCGGAAGAGTCGAGTGATCGTGGGCGTATAAAAAAGTCAGAAAAAGTCAGGAAGTCATATTGGATAGTAGAATTATACAGACACTGTGTGCTTTTGAAGGATGAGAAAGGATTTTGTACAGCTCCATCTTACATACAGCTGCAGTCATTAATGAGAGGTGGGGACTGATGGAAATTAAGGTCACAAGAGATCTGCTGGATCATTACCGGAAATTAAAGCAGGAAATACCGGTATTGGAACTGGAGCTTCAGATGATGAAGAACACAGAAGCAGGCCTTGGAAATGATACCATATTTGATTATAAAACCGGTTATCCCAGACCACAGAGTATTGTCGGGTTTGATCAGCAGAAGTACGACCGTCGGAGGAAGACTCTGGAATGCAAGAAAGAGAAGGTTAGAGTTATAGATCAGTGGATCGATGATATCAAGGACGGGCAGACGAGATGTGTGTTCCGAATGTTTTATAGGCAGGGAATGACCTGGAAGATAATTGCGAAGCAGATCGGCATGCCGCACAATGAAGATTATCCGAGGGTGTGCATTCGCGATGCTTATTTAAAGAAAATGAAAATCACATGACGTTTTTTCGGATTTTTCGGTAATTTCGTTGTATGATAAGAATGTAGCCAAAGGCTTAAAGGCCGGCGGCTTTTTTCTTCTCATGTACGAAAAGGTTATTGCTTATCCTGCTGTCCGGTGTCAGGACCGAAAAACATATCCCAAACCACATACATTTTTGAGAAACGTCCTGTAGAAATATGGGACGTTTTGTAGTATTATGAAAGAAAATGTATGTGGGAGGAAAATAGTAAAGTGAGATTATATAGTATTTATTATTTGTGTAAAAAATACAAAGATGATATTACACATTGTAATGTACAAGAAGTTACTTTTTCTGGGGGAGTAAAAGCTATTCAGTGGAGAGATTGGGAATCATATAAGGAAATGCTACTAGTTTTGCGCGAAATTCAGTGCTTAAAAGTAAGCACTGAATCTATATATGAGAAAATTCCTGTTATAGAAAGAGAAAAGGCAATCCCTACTATTAGCATGATCTTATGGGAAGAAATTAAAAATAAACAGCATGAGCTATCTATACAACTAGAAGTAATTACGATGCTATATGAAAGCATGGGGTTAAACGAAAAAACAGAACCTGAAGGAATTGATGTTAAGATTCCGAAATGCGATTCTTTAGGAGAATATGTTACTTTATTGAAAGATGTTCAATTTGTGTTTGAACAATGTCCATTTTTACAAAGCGAAGAAAGTACAATTAAGTTTAGCTGTGTTGATGTAGGATCGCAGTGGCTTTCGTTTTTTGTTACTGCAAGTGTTGGAATTACAGCAATTACGTATATTTTTAAGAATTTGGCATTTATGTTAGATAAGGCAATTCAGCTGAAATCACATATGAACAATTTAAAAGAGCAAGAGGCTCTGTTAAGAAAAGCGAATTTGGCTAATGATGTTTTAGAAACGACGATAAATGTGAATGAGGTGATAATCAAACAATATGTGTCACAAGCAGTAAAAGAGATTGAAGAACAAAATTCAGAGAATAAACTTTCTGACGGAGAAGAAATAGGAAAGGCGGAAAAAAGCTTAGAAAAATTAGCAGAATTAATGAATAAAGGTGTTGAAATATATACATCTATAGATACCAGCAAAGATATTCAGGTTTTATTTCCAACAATAGATAGTAGAGAGTTATTACCTTCCGACATAATGAAATATTTGGAAGATAAAAAACAAGAAAAAGATAACTAGTTCTATAAAATTATTGAAAAGCAGCCTACAAGCTGCTTTTCCTATACTCCAAAACAACACGAATGAGAGGTGGTGAGGCTTGGCAAGAGCAAGAGATCCAAACAGAAGCAAAGCATTTGAGATTTACAAGGAACATGCTGGAAATATTGATTTAGTTGAGATTGCAAGCCAACTAAATATTTCTCCTGGGACGATTCGTGGATGGAAATCCAAGGATTCCTGGGAGGAGCAGTTGAACGGAACGCTCCATAAAAATACGGAACGTTCCAAAAGAAAAAAAGGTGGACAGCTGAAAAATAAAAATGCTGTTGGAAACGATGGCGGTGCACCAGAACAGAATAAAAATGCAGAGAAGTACGGATTCTTCTCAAAGTATCTCCCCGAAGAAACCAGGGAGATTTTTTCTGCCATTGATCATGCTGATCCGCTGGATCTTCTGTGGCATCAGATACAGCTTGCTTACGCTGCTATCATTCGAGCACAGCGCATTGCTTACGTGAAAGACCAGCAGGATAAGACCATTGAGAAGATTGAAGAGAAAGATGGAAATGTCATTGGCGAGAAATGGGAAGTGCAGCAGGCATGGGATAAACAGAATAATTTCCTGAAGGCTCAGGCCAGAGCCCAGGGCGAGCTCCGGAACATGATCAAACAGTATGACGAGATGCTTCATAAGAACTGGGAAGCTGCTTCTGAAGAGCAGCGTGCCCGGATCGCACAGATGAAGGCACAGACTGAACGCCTGGCACAAGCCCCGACCGACGGAGAAGAGGATGGAGTTGAGATTATAAACGATGCGAACGAAAAAGCAGGTCAGAATATCCGAGATAGTAATACCGAAGTACCTTCCGGTATTTAATAATAAAACATATAAGCACATCATCCTCACATCTGGTCGTGCCGGTACAAAGTCCAGCTTTGCTGCTATACGGACTGATTACCAGATCGTAGCAGACGCACATGGATCAGCAGTAGTTCTCCGAAAACATCATAATAAGTTACGAAAAACGGTCTACAAAGAAATGCTTCGAGGCATCAACCGTCTTCAGATTCCCAAGAACAGATTTTACATCACCAAAAGTCCGATGGAGATCACATACAAGAAGTACAATACCACAATTTACTTTTCCGGCTCAGATGGCATCGATGATACAAAAGGTATCATTGATGAGGATAAACCGATTAAGCTGGTTGTTCTGGACGAGCTGACAGAGTTCTTCGATGATGGAGAAGGAGAAGATGAGCTTGCGAACATAGAGGCAACGTTCGTCAGAGGAAATAAAGCAGGATTCCAGATGATCTATCTGTACAATCCACCGAAAAATCCTAATGCACCTGTAAATCTATGGTGTAAAAAGATGGAGAAACGTCCGGACTGTATCCACATCCATACGGATTACAGGGATGTACCGGTGGACTGGCTTGGTCAGGATCTGATTAATTCCGCAGAAGCTATGAAAGCAGTAGATCCGAAGATGTACCGGTGGACATGGCTTGGAGAACCGGTCGGAGTAGATGAACTGATCTACTATATGTTTTCTGACCGGCATCGCCAGAAACCAGAGGAAGGCAGATCATATGAAAGAGCTTATATCGGAGGAGACTACGGGCAGCAGAATGCAACTACTTATCAGGCATTTGGGCTTGATACATACAGGCAGAAGTTTCCTGGGCTCGGAGAGTATTATCACAGTGGCCGGGAATCCGGAACTCAAAGAAGCCCGTCAGAATATGCACAGGATCTGATAGAATTCATGGATAATCTTTATGAAGAGTTCGACATCAAGGCGTTTTATATTTGCCTGGACCCATCAGCCAAAGGCCTCCAGGAAGAAATCAGACGAGCCACCAGGACAGGCCTGGAATATCAGGTATATATCAGAGATGCGGATAACGACGTTGCACTTGGAATCAGCCGGGTACAGAAAGCATTTGTCTTCGATATACTGAGTATTTCACCAAAACAGGAGAATCTGGTAAGGGAACTGGGAATCTATGAATATGACAAGAAATCCATAGAGAAAGGCGAAGAAGTGCCAGTGAAAGAAAACGATCATTGTTGCGACGGGCTACGCTACGCCTGTATGTCGGCATGGACCTATATAAAACGATGGCTGCCGGCAGAAATAGAAGAACAGGAATATATCGTAGACATAGCGAGAAAGGAGGTTGAGGAAGATGGATATATTTAGCTATTTCCAGAGAAAGGGGATTGATACCGTAGATAAATCCTTTTATCGCATGATAGCTTTGTGGGAGAGCTGGTATAAAGGCAGGGTTAGAAACTTTACTTTCTATAAGATTTATTCCGGGCAGGGAACATCAATCAGACGGCAGAGAAAAAGTCTTGGAATGGCAAAGAAACTGTCAGAGGACATCGCAGATCTTCTGCTGAATGAGCGGGTTCAGATTACCCTTTCTGATGAGAGCACCGGTGATTTTGTGGAGAATGTACTGAAAGAGAACAGATTTTATGTCCTTGGAAATGACTATCAGGAAAGAAAAGCGTATTCAGGAACAGTGGCATACATCCCGTATATCAAGGATGCAGAGGTTACAGAAGATGGAAGTTTTCAATCAGGAAAGATAGGAATTGACTATGTGAGCGCATCGAACATTTTTCCGATAAGCTGGAGCAACGGAAGAGTGACAGAATGTGCTTTTACTTTTCCCAAAACTGTAGCAAGAAAGAAATATGTTCAGGTACAGTTCCACAGGATGGAACAGACAGTGAATGGATCACAATATGTTATTGAGAATACCGTTTTGGAATGCCAGAGTGGCAGCAGGGAAGGAACAGAACTGGCGGAGGAAGAATGGAAAAAACTGTCTCCTTTCCGGTTCCTTGCCAAAAGGATAGAGACAGGATCCCCAGAACCACAGTTTGTAATTGACCGTCTGAATATTGTGAACAATGCAGATATGGATGAAAGTAACCCAATGGGTGTTGCAATTTATGCAAATGCCATCGATGTCCTGAAAAGCCTGGATATAAAGTATGATTCCTACTCCAATGAGTTTGAACTGGGAAGAAAGCGTATCTTTGTGGCTCCGGAAATGATGAAGAATGTAAATGGTTCTATCGCGTTTGATCCGGAAGATGTGACTTTTTACATGATGCCGGATGAGTACGATAAGTCTCAGGAAGGACTGATCAAAGAAGTGAACATGGACCTTCGATCAGAACAGCATTCAGGAGCGATTAATGATGATCTGAATTATCTTTCCCTGAAGTGCGGCTTCGGAACGGAAAGATACAAGTTTGACTGTTCTGGTGTAAAGACTGCCACTGAGGTTATATCAGAAAACTCTGATATGTACCGGATGATCAAGAAACATGAGGTTATTCTGGAAGATGTTCTGAAGGAACTGGTGCAGATCATTATCCGCCTTGGAATTGTTCTGGGAAATCCGCTAAATTCAGAGTCAGAAGTAACGATAGACTTTGATGATTCCATTATTGAGGATAAGGAAGCGGAAAGGCAGTCGGACCGTCAGGATGTCAGTATGGGAGCAATGGGATTATGGGAGTACCGTGCAAAATATTATGGAGAAACCGAAGAACAGGCAAAGGCAACAGTACAGCAGCCGGAGGATACGGTGATTGAATGACTCAGGGAGAAATCGAACAGCTGACTGTAAAGACGGAGAATATCTTTTCTGAACTGGAAGTTCGTATCATGTCAGATATCGTCCGCAGGATAAAAGAAAATGGCGTATCCACAGCATCGGCAGACTGGCAGATCAGCAGACTGCAGCAGCTGGGAATGTCAGAGAAGCAGATCCGCACATGGATTCAGAAAGCCCTGGAAGCGTCAGATAAGGAAATGAACCGCATATTCTCTGATGAAGCATACAGAGAGTATTATGGACATGCACGGGCGTATAAACTGGCAGAGCTACAGCAGATCCCTTTCGAACAGAATACATTCCTTCAGCAGTTGCTTGAAGTAACAAAACAACGGCTGGAAAGTGAATACCGGAATATTGCCGGTTCCATGGGATTTGCAATCCGGGATCCTGCAACCGGGAAGATACGATCGGCTCCATTGATGGAGTATTACAGATCTACGTTGGACAATGCGGTGATGGATATTCATTCCGGGGCTTTTGACTACAATACAGTCCTGAGACGGACAATCAATCAGATGACCGCATCCGGGATCCGGTATATAGAATATGATTCTGGACACCGTGACAGGGTGAATGTGGCAGTCAGAAGGGCTGTACTGACAGGTTTCCGGCAGGTGCAGGGAAAGATCAATGAGCAGGTGGCAGCAGACCTTAATACAGATCAGTATGAGGTAAGCTATCATGTAGGTGCACGTCCAACGCATCAGTCTTGGCAGGGAAAGGTCTGGAGTATGCAGCAGCTAAAAGAAGTGTGCGGTCTGGGTGAAGTAACAGGTTTATGCGGAATTAACTGTTATCACACTTATCGGGTTTTTCCTCCGGGATCTGTGAGAACTTACACAGATAAACAGCTTGCCGAGATGGTCAAAGAAGAAAATACTCCAAAAGAATACAACGGAAAGCAGTATACTACGTACAAAGCCCTTCAACAGCAGAGAAAGATGGAACGAGGGATGCGTGCACAGCGTCAAAGAATCAAACTTCTTCAGGAAGGCGGCGCGGATCCGGACGATATCATTCTTGCAAAAGCAAAATATCAGGGACAGATGCAGACCTATAAAGACTTTTCCGAAAAGATGGGTTTACCGGAACAGAAAGCAAGGATCATGCAAGATGGACTACGAGGACGTTTCATGCCGACAAAGTCAGAGCAGAAATTCCTTGAAGAATCTGTGATAAATGATAAAATAAAAGCAGAATTATCGGAGGCAAAGATAAAGGGTATACCTAAAATAAACCCAGAGAAAATAGATGTTTCGGAATTTACATTTGATCATAGCCATATTAATGCGGAAAGAGAACATGGAGTTACCAGATCAGAAGCAGAACAATTTATTAAAGAATCTGATATTTCTTTGACACGGTGGAATGGACGCTTTGTTAACTATTATGGCCCAAATGGAGCCACATATGTAGATACGGAAAATAATAATATCCGAACAGCTTTTAAGAAAGAACAGTTTGATGCACCAACACTAAAGATTAGGGAGGTGGCAGAAAAATATGGCATCAAAAAAGATTAACTGTCCTTTAATGGAAACAGAAATTGATGATGGAATATGCTTTGACATTCACATGAATGTTGAAGGCCTGGCACCAGACTGGACGATTCCGGATAAGGTGCTGAAGAAGCATGATTATAAGCAGATATGCTTAAACTGCTCAAATCATAGAGAGGATTGAATAAAATGACTGTAAGAGAATCACGAGACAGAATTGAAAACTCCTTTCTTTGCGGGAAAAGCTCTGGAGGATATTGTTGATCAGCTTGAAAATGTGGAGGGTATGTAAAATTATGAATCCATACGAAATGAATGAAGTGATAAAGCGGCTAAGAAATGGAGAAAAAGTACTTTGCCACCATTGTAAAAGAGGATATTTTGAGACAAAAGGAGATTGCAAGACATCACCGGGATTTCAGTGTAATTACTGCAAGGCAAGAATAAATATTAATTAATACCACCGTCAGAAATGGCAGGTGGTATTTTTACACTCATTTTTAATCAGTTGCGCCGGCGCAACAGGGAGGTAATGATGATACAGGTAAGAATTTCATCCAGAGGAATTCAAATGAACGGTCACGCAGACAGATCAGTAAATGGACAGGATATCGTATGTTCTGCCATTTCAGCACTGACCTGTAATCTGCTCAATTCTCTGGAAGAACTGACAGATAACAGAATCAGAGCAGAGACAGCTTCAGGAAAGACAATAATCGAGTGGGAGCAGATGGATGATAAAGGTCAGATCCTGATAGATTCCTGGTTCCTTGGGCTTACTGCCATTAACCAGGAATACAACTGCATAGAGTTTATTTAACCGTCTGGGATTACAGGCGGTTTTATTATGCCCAAAACATGAAGGCGGTAAAAGCTGTGGGACCTGACAAGGTGATATGGAGGTAAAGATGAAAAACAAGTTTATGAATTTACACATTTTCGAAGAAGGCGGTAACGGTGGAGAAGGAAATACAGCCGGTCAGAATAGAAATAGTGGGAATGGTAACGGCAGCCAGAGTGGAAATGTCGGGTATACATTTGAACAGGCAGAAGAGATTGCCAATAACAGAGCAGAAAAAGCATCAAGAGCGGCACTTGCGAGTTTTTACAGGCAGCAGGGCTTAAGCGAAGAACAGATCACAACTGCTATTGCAGATTTTAAGGCAAAGCAGAAAGCCCAGCAGCCAGATGTGGACACAATCACAAGAGAACGCGATGCGGCACAGAAAGAGCTGCAGGAGCTGAAGAACGAAAAGATTCTTACAGGTAAAGGCGTAAAAGCAGATGATCTGGATTATGTAATGTTTAAAGTAAGTAAACTGGTGGATGATAAGACTGATTTTACGAAAGCAGCTGAAAAGTTCCTGAAAGAGAATCCGAAATATACAGGAGCTGGTACTTACAGGGTATCTACTTCTACCGGATCTGATAATCAGGATACCGGCGGAAGTGTAAACATGAACATTAATGATCGGATCCGTGCAGCCGCCAGAAGATGATGGAGGAAAATTCAGATATGAAAAACAAATACGTGATGAATTTACACATTTTTGAGAATGATGTGAATATTATTGACCGTACCGGTGCAGAATCCCTGATCCCGGTTCAGGAGTCTAATGAAATTATTCAGGGAATTATCATACAGTCGGCAGTGCTTCAGAGAGGACGCAAACTGCCAAATATGACTTCAAAACAGTATAAAATGCCAGTACTTGATATGCTTCCGATCGCATACTTCGTCAATGGCGATAGTGGTCAGAAAAAGACAACCAAGATGGCATGGGATAAGAAATTTATTATTGCAGAAGAGATCGCTGTTATCGTTCCAATTCCAGAAGCGGTTCTGGATGATTCGGAATATGATATATGGGCAGAAACCAAGCCGAGGATCATCGAAGCATTCGGAAAGAAGATTGATGGAGCGATTCTGTTTGGTGACGATAAACCGGCATCATGGAGAGCTGACGTTGTGACTACTGCGAACACAGCTAAGTCCGTGGTTACGCTGGGAGCAGGAGATAACTTGTATGACAAGATCATGGGCGAGGAAGGTTCCATTGCACTGATTGAAAACAGCGGTTATTTTGTGAATGGCCACATGGCAGACATTTCTATGAGAGCTAAGCTGAGAGGATTGAAGAATGCCAACGGTGATCCGCTGTTCAAGAGCGATATGCAGAGCGGCACCACGTATTCACTGGATGGAAGTCCAATGAATTTTCCGAACAATGGCTCCTTTGATAAAAGTAAGGCACTTATGATCTCCGGTGACTTTTCTCAGCTTGTTTATTCTATTCGTCAGGATATCACCTTTAAACTGTTTACAGAAGGGGTTGTTCAGAACACAGACGGCTCTATTGCATATAACCTGATGCAGAATGATATGGTGGCTCTTAGAGCTGTTATGAGACTTGGATGGGAAATCCCGAATCCGATCAACAGTATTCAGAAAGATAAAACAAAGAGATGTCCGTTCGCTGTCCTGAAAGCAGGAGAATGACAAAAGAGGTGAAACCTGATGTATGTGAATTACGGATATTACGAATCAAAATATCTTCTGGGCAGGGAACCAACTGTCCCGGAAGATGATTTTTTGTTCTGGGAAAAGCAGACAGAGAGGATACTGAATCAGTACACATTCGGCCGCCTGAACGCCGATACAGGGCTTTTGAGTGATGAGGTGAAAGATTGTGCATGTGAACTCACAGAACTCTTATATCAGGCAGATAAGAGTACACAGCAGGTCATAGCACAGGGTGGTGTACTGCAGTCATATTCTAATGATGGAGAATCCGGAACCTTTGATCTGTCACAGTCTACTTTTACAGAAGGAGGCAAGGCAAAGAAGATCAGAGAAATCATTCATCGGCATCTTGGAAATACAGGACTCTTATATCGGGGAGTGTGATCATGAATCAGAATTACATCCACACGATCACTTTATATAATCGCATCCAGGCAGCAGACAGCGAAGACAAAAGGGAGCACTGGCAAAGAACCGTGATCTATAATTGTTTCTGGAAATCTGAGGTAAAGACCAGCTTTAGCGGAACACAGGCAAGTGTACAGAATACTTATGTTGTCAGGATCCCGGACGACGAAAGGTATCTTCCATATGCAGAATATGCCAAAAATCCGGAAGGGCATTTCACCATGTCTCAGGGAGATATCGTGATCTACGGCGAATGTACAGAGGAAATCACAGGAGCATCCGGACAGACCGCCGCCCAGATCATGAACTACCACAAGCCGGATGCTTTTAAAGTGACTGCATCTGCAGATAACACGAAGTTTCCTGTTGCAAAGCATTACCGCCTGGGAGGATAAGACATGGATGTAAAACTTAACTGGAAGAAATCTCCCAAAGAGATTGCAAAGGAAAAAGTCGGCGGGCGGGAGAATATGCTGTTTCTGGCGAATCAGGCAGCAGAGTTCATGGATCCGTATGTTCCGGCGGATAATCTGGTACTTGCACAGAATATTTCCATCACTGCTGATGATAACTGCGGACACATTACATACAACAGCCTTTATGCCCATTACCAGTGGGAAGGCGAGCTGTATGGACCAAACTATCCGATCACGGACGGGGGAGAAATTGTTGGTTTCTACTCCCCGCCACACAAGACACCGACAGGAAAAAGGTTGCAGTACAGCGATTTTCGACATCCTTTGGCTACAAATCACTGGGACAAGGCAATGATGACGGCAAGAAGAGCCGATCTTGCGAAGGCATATGAAAACCATCTGAAAGGAAAAGCATAATGACAAAGCATGAGGCAGTAAAAGCGTACTTTGAGCCTAAAGTAGAAGAACTGGCAGGAACCCTGTTGAACTTTAACTTTTCTCCGGAAGCACCGGACAGCATCTCTCTGATCACAAATTATTCTGACAAAGTCAGAAAGAAGTACATCACTGGGGATGTACAGAAAGAATATGGATTTTCTATTATCATCGTAAAACCGTATTCATCCGAGCAGGATGATCTCAATCTGGAAGCCATGAATTTTGCACAGGCATTCATGGACTGGATGGATGAACAGAATGAAAAGAAAGAATATCCGGATATGGGAGGAAACTGTACGGTGGAAAAAATGGAAAATCTTCAGAACATGCCGAACCTGCCAGGGGTAAATTATGAACAGGGGCTGGCACGTTATATGATACAGGCAAGGGTTATCTACACAGAAAGGAAGACGAAAGCATGAAATTAGAAAGAGAAGCGTTACGTCACTATCTGGATTATAGCTTCAAGGGAGAAGCGAAAACAGCAACATGGGAAGTCCTGGGGGATGACATCGAGGAGATGTCCATGGAACTGAATCCGGATACTGAACAGAAAAGAAATATTCTTGGGAAGTCCAAGGTGAATGACAAGGGATATGATCCATCGATGAGCGCGGATCCATACTATGCAGATCCATCAAAGAAGATTTATCCGAAGCTCAGGGAGATTGCAATGAAACGGCTGAAGGGCGATAAATGCAAGACCCTGATGCTGGAGGTTATCGTGGAAGATACAAGTGCTGCCAAACATCTTGCATATGTTCAGGAGGTCATGGTAAAACCACAGTCTTATGGTGGAGGTACAGAAGGAGTGAATTTTCCGTTCAATGTACTGGAAGACGGGACAAGAATCGAAGGATATGTTACTTCTGAATCGCTGAAAACAGATGCTCCGGTATTTACAGAAGGTTCTATTGATTCAGTGTAAGAAGCAAAAGATTATAGGGATGCCGGATATGGCATCCCGTGTTTTTTATAGCAAAATGCAAGGAGGAATAGAATGGCTTCATTAGAAGAAAAAATAAATGAGATTATCATCGAGGATGGTAGTAAAACTTATGAGATTAAGAATCGGCAGGGAAAGAAACTGGCAGAGTTTTGTTTCCGCCCGGCAGATACCAACATCCTTGCCAGATACGAGGATGTCAGAAAATTCTTTAATGAGTTTAAGCTTCAGGATGAGGATGACATTGTAGAATGCCAGCAGAAAGTAATTGAACAGCTGGATTATCTGACAGATGCAGACACAGGAAACACATTCTTCAGTATCATGGGACCATTTTCACCGATGCCGGATGGTTCTTTGTTCTGCGAAACGTGTCTTGATACGGTATGCAGCGTCATCAGTAAAGAATTTGATGTACGTCTGGAGAAAGCAAAAAGCCGCGTAAACAAATACACAGCGAAGTACCATTCTTCCAGAAGAAGATGCACGAAAAAGAAACGCCGTCATGGATGATCAGTGGAGACTTCCAGAAACTATTGAGTTAGGCGGCGAAGAATATGACATCCGGACAGATTTCAGGGCGATCCTGGATATTTTAAAGGCAATGGCAGATCCGGAACTGTCAGATCAGGAAAAGTCGCAGGTGATGCTTGAAATCCTGTACTGGGATCCGGAAGAAATTCCAATTGAATATTTAAATGAAGCCCTTGAAAAAGGGAAAGAATTCATTGACTGCGGAATTACCGGCGAAGGCAAAAGCAAAGTTCAGTTAATGGATTGGGAGCAGGATTCACCCATCATTGCACCAGCAGTCAACAAAAATATCGGAAAAGACATCCGTTCTCTGGAATACATGCACTGGTGGACGTTTCTTGGGGCTTATATGGAGATTGCGGACGGGCTGTTCAGCCAGGTGCTCTATATCCGGCAGAAAAAAGCCAAAGGAAAGAAACTGGAAAAATGGGAGATGGAATTCTACCGAAACAATAAGGAATTGATTGATTTGAAACAGACAGTGAAGAAAAGGTCAGCAGAGGAAGAGGCAGCTCTGAATGAACTGTTTGGAATCAAGAAGTAGCGAGGTGGTTGCGTGGCAGATGGAATAATAACAATTGATACAGCAGTAAATGAAAAAGGCATCGAAGTTGGAGTAAAGGATATTGAAGCTTCTGCGAAACGCATGGCATCTACTGTTGGAAACGCCAGTGAAAAAACCAGGATTGCTATCCAGAAGCAGGTGGACTCAATTTCAAAATTGAATAATCAATATGTGCAGCAGGAGAAGAAAGTAGATTCTTTAAAACAGAAGTTAAAGGACATTTCCGGGCAGAAAGTAGAAACAGATGAGTATAAACGTCTCGGTAAAGAGATTGACAATATTTACGAAAAAACCGCGAAACTCGAAAGTGAATTGAGAGAGTGGAGTAAGCTTGGATTCTCAGATGATTCAGGCGGTTTCAGGGAGAAAGAAAAAGAACTCCAGAAAATGCTTGAAACAATAGAAAGCCTCGAAGGAAAACAGAAGGAAATGAGAAAATCCGGTACAGCTTATGTTGCCCCGGAAGGTCTTTCTGAGTACCAGAATACAGCGTCCAGGCTCACAACGGAAGAAATGCGGTTAGATGATATGAATAATCGTCTGGTAACGTCTTTTGCATCCGTAAAGGAAAAAGTGCGTGAATGCGGAGGCGTTGTCGATGAAGTCGGAAACAAGGCACCTGCATTACAGAAACTGCAGAATGCATTGGAAAAGCTTTCACCGAAACTGGCACAAAACGGTATGAAACAGCTTAAATCTAGTATGAAGAGCCTGATCCGTACAGTGGAGAAGCTGAGTATGAAACTCCTGAAACTGTCGGCAAGTTCCATTGCAGGCGGCATCAGGAAGATATCTTCAGGTATCTTCAGCATCCATAAGTCGGCAAACAAGAGTACCTCATCACTTGGCACAATGACCAAGGCGATACGGACATTGCTGAAATACACAATTGGAATCCGTAGTTTCTATGTGCTGATGAATAAGCTGCGAAGTGCAGTGGCCGATGGATTTAAAAATCTCGCGCAGTACAGTGGTACAACTAACAATAGCATTTCTATGTTGATGTCGGCTCTTACACAGCTGAAAAATGCCCTTGCGACTGCATTCAATCCAATTCTGACAGCAGCAGCACCGGCACTGACGAAATTTATCAACCTGCTTTCTCAGGCATTTACCTATGTTGGAATGTTTTTCGGAGCTCTGACCGGACAGAAGACCTTTACGAAGGCGGTGGCTGTTCAGCAGGATTATGCAGCAAGCCTTGACAAGACGGCGGACAGTGCCAAGAAAGCGGCGAAAGCTCTGGAAGGGTATCTGAGTCCGATTGATGAGATCAATAATTATGATGATGGCAGTGACAGTTCCTCGACAGATGGAACCGGCGGCGGTTATACAGGCCTGACACCGGATCAGATGTTTGAAGAGGTTCCGATTAAGAACTCCATCCGGGGAATTGCCGATAAAATTCGGAAGCTTATAAAACAGGAGAACTGGGAGGGACTTGGAAAATTTATGG